AAGACTTAAATTAAGAGCAACACCAAAGCAAATGCAAAACTATGAAACTGCTATCGATTTATTGTTAATGGTTGACAATACTATATCGGATGATCCTTTGTTAATGAGAAAGATTTTATGGTTAAAAGCAACTAGAAATAGTTATACTAAGATTATTTTTATTTTTATTTGAGGATAAGTTAATTAAATAAATTTTTTGTCGTATATGTCAAGGCTTTCCTTAATTATTTTATTAGACAATTTATCTAAGACAGTATCATACATTCTTTTAATTGTTGTACGATGATAAACAAAATATTGTCCTATCTTGGTATAACTATTTCTAGTTGCTTTTAACCATAAAATCTTTCTCATTAATAAAGGATCATCTGATATAGTATTGTCAATCATTAACAATAAATCGATAGCAGTTTCATAGTTCTGCATTTGCTTTGGTGTTGCTCTTAATTTAAGTCTTGGCAAAACGTGATAACCCCAGTCTCTTGGATCATAGTAAGTTTCAAGAGCTTTATACATTGAAGGACATCTTCTATTATTTGGCTTAGATAAAAATCTTTCACATCTACCAGCATCGTCCAGGATGTTAGTTATATTCCTTCTTACTTTAATATAAATATCAAGATCATATTCTATCTTTGATGACATTTCTTAGGACCCATGGATATTGTAGTTGTGATGATTTAATTTTATTTAATTCTTCTGTTGGCAAATCTTGCAGCTGATCATGTAATTCATATTGATCTAATGTAGGATATAAATATTCTTTTTTTAAAATTTTTGTATTTATTTCTTTTAAATGACCATTTAATACTTTCCATCCAGCACTTTGATATTTTTTAAATCCAATGCTTTCTAAAAACTTTTTATGAGCTGGCATATCAAATTTAATATAATGTTGATCATTGTTAATACTTATAAGAGGTAGATCTAAATGTTTTATTTTAGATATTTCTATAAGCTCAACCTGGACCTCATTTTTTGTTAATTGGAATTGTCCACCAATATTTACAATTCTAACAAATGCTTCTTGCCTTTTAATATTGTATTGACCACATAAATATTGATAGATCCTGAATTGAAGATCAGTCAAAGGTAAAATATTTATATTAGGATCTGTTAAGTAAAATTTTGACATAGTTGTCCTGGCGTAAGAAGTTTTGATTATGTTCGTTAGTGTCAGTTACTCTTTGCAATAAATATTCTTTTGCTTGGCAATTTGGAATGTGTTGTTGCACTTTAAATTCTAGGTACTCCAGCATCTGATCAGGTGTTAATCGCAGTCTGTGGCCATCTGAGAGCTGATTTTTGGCATGAAATTCAGTGATTTCTCTATTTTCCGTATTTTCATCAACAGTGTACCAAATAGTTAAAAAAGGTATTTTGGCTGCTTTGGCCAGGATCTTATAAGGTCTATAAAGCCATTCTGATTTAGATCTAAATTGATTATCTTTATTATAAATATGATCTGCTATAAGTAGAGGAGCAGCGCATGCTGGACATATTGAAACCTGGTCTAAATCGCTATATGCAACGCCATTATGTTGTTTTCTATGCCAATAACTAAAAGGTGTAACTAATTGTGAAAAATATTGATTTCTTGGCATTAAAAAAGCCTTAATTTCCTCAGATAAATAGTCAAGCATTTTATTATCCAATGTGGATAATGGACTTTACTAATACAAAAAACCTATTATATAAGACAATATGGCATTTACTTATAAAGAAGAAAAACTAGGCAATTGGCAAAACGTAAGCGAATTAATAGATTTTAAAATAGTAAAATTACCTCCACAATCATTGCTTGGAACTGGTCATGCAGATGTATTACTTATTTATAAAAAAAAACCTGGAGAGTTAGATAAAGATCAAAAAAGATTAATTATTTATGGTCCAGAAGATGAGGTTTATCAAAGAGCTATCAATAAAATTTCTGAAAAAAAAAATCCAGCTAAAGCAGATATTTTAATAGATAAATTTACTAAAACTTGGAATGATACTGATTACACAAAAACAAGCTCATCTCCTTCATCTTTATTAAAAAGAAAATTATTAAATTTAAATTTAAATACAAAAGAGTTTGCAAAACAAACTGGAGTAGCAGCACCTTCATTATATCATCATGTATCTGGTGGAAGAGAAATCTCAAGAGAAACTGCAATTGAATATGCAGAAAAATTAAATTGTGATCCTGTAGATTTAATGTTTGATAAAATATCTATTCCTGTCTGGTCAAAAGTTAATTTATTAAAGACTACTATGCTTGAAGAGGCTTACGTGCCAGGACGATTGTTTTCTTACGCTGCTGAAAATAATTTAGAAAAAGTTGTAGTTCCAAGAGACATTTACAGAGAAGATATTAAAGCTATTAAAATTGATGCTAGAGGATCAATGTATGATAATAAAATTGCTTTTTATTATAGAGCAACAGAAAGAGATACTGAATGTTTAAATCAATTATGTATTGTTGGAGTAGATGAATTAACAGGACCAGCTGAATTTACAGATCATACAGATGAAAGATATTATTTTGGTTTGTATGAAGAAATTAGAGGAGAGAGCAATTTAATAAATCCAGATCCATATATTAATATTGAAAGTAAATTTATATTAAAAAATTTTACACCAAAATTTATAGCTCCTGTAGTAAGTATATTAAATCCCAATGCAGTTGTAGATAAAACAAAATTAAAACATAATATTCCAGATGCAGCTCTTGTAAGAAAAGAGGAAAGATTAAAAGCAGAAGTTGACAGATTAAATGCACAATTAAGATTAGAAAAAGAACATAAAAAAGTTACTCAAGAATTATTAGCAAAACAAGAAAGACTTGAAAAAGAATTAAATCAAACAATTGAAAATATTGCAAAAGAACAAGTAAAAAAAATATCTTTATTTTCAAAAGAACAATCAGCTTTAGATAAAATTTATGCTCCGTTTAGAATTATTAAAGGTAAAAAATAATGTTTGAAAAATGGATTAATGAAAAGCAAACTGCAACAGATCATGACATAGAAAATGATTTTCAAATAAGTAAATCAACTTTAAAAAAGTGGAGATTGGCAAATCAAGGTCCATTACATTTTAGATTAGGAGACAAAATTTTATATCCAAGAGCAGCATTTGTTGAATGGTTTGAAGGACATATTAAGAACAAAAAAGCTCCTATCGTTTCAATTGGTTCTAAGCGTACCAAATCAGATATTTCCAAAAAATAATATTATCCAAACTGGATAATACGCTTTACATATAATCTCAGATAATTATATGAGTTCTCATGATATTGAAAAATGAAATTCAAGAAAATTTACAAGATCCTTTAAAAGAAAATATACTGCCTTCCTTTGCAGAAAAATTAAACATCAATCATACATCCCCAACTCAATTTGCTCTTCCTGATGCAGCATGGCTTTTTAAGTATGTAATCATGGACCAGAAAATGAGGAGAGAATTATTAGATAGTAATTCAGCTATGGAAGCTGGTAAAAGAGTAGGAGAGGCTTTGCAGCGAAATTACGCTGATACAATTTATAAATTACATCCAACTACAAAAAAGGTAGCTCCAACAACAAATGATAAAATTAGCCTGGACAATGCAATCCAGGAACAAATAGAAATTTTTAAAGAATACAATCCTGTTGATGACAAAGATAGCGATAAAAAAATAAAATACCTGGAGGAAGTTCCTTCAATTGTCGCAAATGCAAATCTAGGATTACAAGCGTTAGGTGTAGCAAGTCCAGTAACTTGTGAAAGACAAATATCAATTACTGCTGATAAATTGGATAGCTTTTTTCACTCTCCATTACTTCCAGTTGTAGGTAGAATTGATTTTGACTTCGGCAATCA